TCTTTACCGTATTTGTCGTTAAAATATAAACGACCATCTTTCCAATAGAAGCAGTTCTTAACGAACTCTTCACCTTCAGCAACATCAACGAATCCAGTATATTTCTGTGACTCTGATTGGAAGGGATTGGAATCTTTAAATTCTTCTGATTGTATGTCCTGTTTTTGTGCCTTAAACCGTAAGAGGTTATCGTTGGTCACAAAGATGGCATCAGGAACTTTATCTACGTTCGCTAAAATCTCTTTTAGTATGAAATTGTCGGGTGATTCATGCTTGACACCGTTAGATAACACTGTGATATGTTCTGAGTGTTCCTTGAGTGCTTCAACTGCTCGTGATACTTGGTGCCTTTTCCTTTTATTCGATTTTAATTTATCCAACTCTTCAATGACTGTGGCAGGAATGAATATATTATTCTCTTCACCATTCCTTAGTATTTCAATACACTTCTCGTTCTCTAGTAAAACGTTGGTATCTAGAACGTAATTTTTCTGCATAAAAGGATTCTCCTGTTATTCTTCTGGAATATTTTCTGCTACCACTGACTCTACCTCTACTGTTGATTCCTCCTGTTCGATCATGTTTAGTAGTTGTTCTCGACTCATAACCATAACTGTGCTGTTGCCGCCGCCACCAGAATTTCTCTGTGACTCAATCTTTCCTTGAGCAATGGCTTGTTTAACAATGAGTTCTTGTTTCTTGACCTCAATGATCTGCATGTTATAGTCATGTTTTTGCATACCGAATGTACTGTTTTGAACGGATGTTGCTGCTGAGGTTATTGCATTGATAAGTTGGGCACATACTTCAAACAATCTGGCGCTGGTTTCACCACCGTTATCAATTGATCGTTGTGCTGTGTCCAATAGGGTATTGGCTCTGTCTATATTAGACATTAAGATGACATCAGGGTCATTATCTTGACCTGCAATCATCAGTAGTTTTCTCATTTCACTAATAGCTTCTATGTCTGCTGTTCTCTCTTCTGTTGTATCTAGATTAAACTCTTGTTCAAGGGTTGATTCATTAACTATTGAGTTTGCTCTGTCTTCATCGTAATCAGGCATATATCTTTCTCCGTGTTGACATATTTTATCAGATCGTGTAGACTAAGGTTATCCGACACCGGTAATATAGTTTAAAGGTACTATAAGGGAGTATAGGGATTCTTGAATACAAGGGTAATGATTCACATATTGTGAAGGTATTTATCAAAAGATATTGAAAATTTATATAAAAGAAGAAAGTGATATGAGGAACGAATATCACGTCATCAACCGAAGGTTAAAGAAAATGATTGATATTATTTTATAGAACAGGTATACTGTATTTGTGAGTGACGATAACCCCCTTGATTAAAGGAGATAGTATGAAAGAAGTTATTAAGACAGTATTGAGTGACAGTGGTCACGGTTGGCTATCAGTTAAACGGAAAGAGATTGTTGAATTAGGTATCTCTGATAAAATCTCTTCATTTTCATACGCCAATGGAAAGTCTGTTTATCTGGAAGAGGATTGTGACGCTGGTGTTTATATTGATGCACAAAGGGAGAGGGGTGTCACGGTTAAATTCAAAAACGGTAAATGGTCTGAACGTTCTTATGTCAGGTCTTTTGATAATTACTCCAAATAAAGAAAAGGGGTTACCCCGAAAGGTAACCCCAATTTTATTTACTATTACTAAAGTTACTAGAAAGTTCCGATTAAGGAAGATTCTGTGCAGCAACTTGGATGTAGTAGTTCTCAGCACCAAAGATGTGCTGATGAATAGCATAACGACTCATCAAACCAACTGTTGGATTAAAGCTATCTTCAAATACAGCTTTAGAAACAAGAAGCTGAATGTATGGAAGATAGATGATACCTGTGTCATACTCGGATGGTCCTTTGTAACCAATGACGATATCGTCTAGAGTTGCGAAAGTGTCACGGTAGACAGTCATACGACCATCAAGCGAACCAATCTTAGATACACCAGTTACAGCGGTTGCCACGTCAGCATTTACAGGCTGAATTGTGAATGATGCTGTGGTTTCAAGTGCGGCACACAAAGACGGAGCAGCAACAACAAAGTTACCTGCACCACGACGAGTGTCAACTGCGATACGGTTAGCCTTACGAATGATTAAGTTGTAGAAGTTACGATACTTCTCAGCTTCCCAACGACCATCAGCAGTCTGATAGTTCCAAGTAGTAGACGAAGCGTTGTTTGCGGCAACGGAACGCATTACGTTAATCAATTCACGGTCAATCTCAGCAGTAATCTCGTAAGCAAGAACATCCATCATCTCTTCTTCAAGATCAAGTCCGTGCATTGCTTTCAAGTCTTGAGCAACCTCAAGCGACCAACGGCTTCTCAACTTACGAGTACCCGCTTCTACTTGAGCTTTCTCAACTGTCATGCTGAGTTCTTTGATTTGCTTTCCAGAACCAATACCTAAACCACGGTCACCAGTACCGGGGGCATTTGCTGTTTGTTGACCTAAATGACCTGCGAGACCGGGGTCAGCATTAACTCCACCGGCATTAGAACCAAGTTCTTCACCATCAGTAGTTCTCATTCTCTCACTTCTGGTATTGTCACCAGTGTAGTAAGGGTCAACTGTGTTGTAACCTACTTCTTGACCAGACACACCAGCATACTCTTGGTCTGCACGGAAACGAAGTGCGAATGCCAGACCAACAGGTCCAGTCATCGGTTGAACACCAACGATATCGTGAGCGATAAGCTCAGGGAATGTACGACGAACCATTGGGATAGCAATCTTATGGAATTCACCAGAAGTTTGATAGTCACCACCAGTTGTGTTATAAAAATCACCACCACCTTGAGGTGCTACGGTTGATGCAGTACCACTTGCTTCGTTCATTCTGCTACCAGAACGACCATTAAGGTAATTTGCTTGATTCTCAAGCATAACAGCAGTAGCACGTTTTACCTTACGGTTTTTAATTTCTTGTCCTTCGTCGAGAATTTCTCCCCAATTAGTTACAAGATTTTCAACATAATTACTCATTATTAATTTCCTCCTAATTTAATTTGTATTAAAATTTGTTTTCACGAAGAACACCAACCCATTGAGACATCTGGGAAGTACCTTCGTTCATTACTTTCTTAACTTCGGTTGAAGCCTCAGTTGTTGACTCTTTTACTACGGTTGTTTCTTTTGATTCAGTTTCTTCAGTTTCTTCTTTGATTACTTCGGCAGTCTCAGTTGTAGAGATAGACTCAAGTACTACAGAGAATTTTTTGTCGATATCAGCTTTTGAAGCGCCTTCAAGGATGTTCATAACAGAAGATTTTTGACCTTCGGTTAAACCATCACACTTCTTGCGGAGATAAACATGTGTAGCTAAATCTTTAGCGTCTTTTTCAAGAGTAAGTTTCTGACCAGTAAGTTCATTAACTGAACTGCGTAGGCTAGTAATCTCAGTCTTAGCTTCACCCAACATAGATTTAACTTCGACATCCAGAAGACCTTCGTCAATAGCAAGGCGAACCTTGAATTGATCAATTAGGTCTTCATAAAGTTCACCCAGACGAGCATATTTAATGATCTTGTCAGGGATGACCATTTCTTCCTCAAGAATACTGTCAACAAAATTGCTGAACTTTGAGGTTACATCTTCTTTGTAGTCTTCAAATTTCTTTTCAAATTCTTCGACCAGCTTTTCTTTTTCTTCATTCAAGGATGCTTCGACTTTCTCTTTAGCGATTTCACCAGCTTTCGCTTCAATGATAGTTTCAAGAACATCTTTGATTTCGGTTTGCTTAGACTCATCTAGTGCTTCAGTGCCTAACATTTCCAAAACTTTCTTCAATGGCATGTGGATTCCTCCTGTAAATTATAGTATAATAAAGGTTAACTAACCATCTAACCTCTATATATATTTAGAAAAACCCGTAGTCAAAGTTAATGACTACGGGTTTTCTGTTTGTTTGTAACGGTTTATGGAATCGTGGTTTTAAAGAGTCTTTTCGATTTCCTTAATAGATTCCAGTATATGTTTGAAATACTCTTCTTTTGCTTGGGTTTCTGTTAACGAAACTTCCTCGACTACAACCTCTTTCGTCTCTTCACCGGAAAACTTAGAACCTAAGTCCCATTGCTTTCCTTCAAAAATTCCATTCACCCAACTAGGACCGTTTGATGGGTCAGTTACTAAGTCCCACGTCAAAAGATTATAGTCTTCGTTTACTGTGCCATCCTCTGCAACAGTTCCAAGTCCACGTGAAGAGATACCTATCATACCTTCCTTCACCAACTCCTTAGCAATCTGACCTTGTGGTGTGTTCAATATCTTGGCTTTACCGTATAGGTGATTATTATCCCACTCCAAAGATTCGACTCTAATAGCAATCTTGTCAGGATTTACTTCGGGGTTTGGTGGGTGTCCCAACTCTCCCCATAGACATTTCTTCTCAATCTTCTCAAGAATCTTGTCTACCTCACGTTTCATTGTACCCTCTTCATATACACGACCATTGTTATTACGGTCACCAAATGAAGAAAAGATACCTGTGACATACAGGTTCTTGTCAGCACCCTCTTTTATTTGAAGGTCTTGGTTGCACTCAGTAATCAGAAAACCTTGTTTCATATCCTTACTCCTTATTCTTCGGAACCAGTTTCCACTTCTGCTTCAACTTCAACTTCGGGTTTTGGTTCCAAGTCGTTTTGTAGTTCTAATTTATCTTTAAAGTAATCGGTGATAGCCCCTTTCACCTCTGCTTTCAATGTGTCCTTAGCACTTATAAAATCGTCGTTCTCAAAATCATCCATTGCTGATTTAATCTTCTCTTTGTTAATTGGCATTACATATTCTCCTTAGTATTTAGTTTCACAGATTAAAATCCGAATCCACCACTATCTTCATCAGGCATCATCTCTTTATCCTTTTTGAATCCGGCGGCATTTGCATCTATCTCATCATCAGTCCAATTGAGATAACGCTTCATCAAATAGTATTTAGAAAATTCTTCATTATTTGCTAGCTGATTGTAGTTATTAAAATTAGTCTCAAGTAATCCTTGTGCCATATGGTCACGATATTGGTTTGGTGAAGTCATTCTCAAACGAATGTTATCCTCATTAATATCATATTGTTTCTTTAATCCTTTGAGGTCCAAATGAATCAAAAACAAGCTCAAGAACTCATTACAGAATCTTACCTGTTGTCTCTCCAAAAACTTCGCCCACTTAATCTCATCACGTGTGATTTCACCCGCCTGACCACTTCCAAATAGGATATCACCCTCTGTTCTGTCTTGTAGTGAAGTAACACGCGAGGCAGGGTATTTGAGTGACTTATACATCTTTCTCTGGAAGTAGTAGAGGTCATCCAGTTCAGCGAAACCACTTGGGTTACCACCAACAGAATCAACACTTGAACCACGACCATCAGCAGATTGAGGTAGAAAGAAGTTCTCAAGGATACTGAACACCTCTGGTTCATTGGTCAATTTACCAGTACCAGCATCATAGGTTTGTTTCTTAGTGAACTTCTGCTTCATCTTCTCGACATACTTCATCGCCTTATCTTTCGGCATATTCCCTGTATCGATTGAGAATACGAACCGTTCTGGGGCACGAATCAAACGATAAATAACAACTGAGGTTTCCAGAAGTCTCAGGTTATTGTATGGTTGTTTTGCCTTCTCCAAATAACCAAGAAACTCTCGTTTAGTCTCACCTTGATACCCATAGTGTACTAGGGAAACTTGGTCAGGATAAA